CACAATCTTCTGGATGGCCTTGATCATGACGTAGGCGATGACACCAACCACGATGAGCAGGATGGTCAGCGCGACAATGATGACGAAAAGCGTCTGCGCGGCGTTGCGACGGTTGGAGAGGGTTATTTTCATGGCAATGTTTCGTCCTTGTTCAAGCAATCTTTCAATGTCTCTGCGGCTTCGATGATTTTTCCAGCTTCATCGGCTCCGAGCATGTGGACGGTTCCTGCGGTGAGTTGCTGGACTGCCGTAGCAAGGTCCCTTAATGCGAGTTTTGTTTTTTCATTCATAACGGTGTCCCGTAGAGCCAGTGCGACAGATAGCGATGGATGATTTCAAAGTTGAGGCCCAAGGCGGCGGCGAACGCGATGAGGAAAACCAGCACCGTGATAAACGCCGTCCAGTGATGATGGAACCAGCCGAAGAAGCCGGTCGTGGGAATTTCGTTCAATTTGTATTTCATGGTTTCCTTTCATTGAGGATTTTGAGGACGACGGCTTCGACGGCTTCCTCGCACCAGCCGCCAAGGGAGTATTCGTGGGCGTCTTTGATTTCGAGACGGACGCCGCGCCAGGTCTTTTGACCAGTGCCAGCCGTGAAAAGCGCGTTCACAATCTTGCTCGCGGTGGCCTGGTTGGCGGTGTCCATGATTGGAAAATGGCAGAAGTTGAAAAAGATTGCAAGGAAATATTGACACGGTAGTCATAGCGCGTTTAAAGTCCCGACAATGAATCGCAAACTTTCCACCGCTCACTTGATAAAAAAGGCGCGTTTAAAAGCCAAACTCAGCCAGTCGGCCCTTGCGCGAAAGGCCGGGATGGCCCCTGAAAGTATTTGCAGGATTGAAGGCGGCTTCCGCTCGCCAGAGTTGCCGACAGTCAAAAGGCTGGCGGCGGCGCTGCGGGTGAATGTCCTCAGCCTGCTCGGAGATTTGTAAATCGGTCAAACATCAACCAAAGGAAAATCAGTATGGCAAAAACGGAAGAACTCAGCGGCATGGAGGGCGAGGGCATCGCGGTCAAGAAAATCGCGGCTTTGGACAAGGCGGTCGAAACGTGGCGCGCGTACGTCGAACAGCGAATGAGCCTCACAGAGAAGGAAGTCGAGGCGCGGGACAAGTGCATCGCTCTGATGCACAAACACAACGTCGTCTGCTACCGTTATTGGATTTCGGATGAGGAGCAAAAGCTGCTCGTCTTGGATTCGACTGAAAAGTTGAAGCTGAAAAAGGCTGATGCTGCGGACGAGCCTTCAAAAACGGATGTCGAAGATGATTAAACTTCTTGGCAGCACCCTGCTAATTGAACCGCTTCCCGACGCTGACGAGCAAGTGTCGGAAGGCGGGATTATTTGCGTCAATCGTTACAAAAAGACCAACCTTAAATTCCGCGTGCTGGCCGTCGGCCCCGGCGAGTTCCGCAAGCGGCTGCGGAAGGATGCAAGCGGAAGGTTCAAGACGACGAAGCAGTTTGACGCGCCGGAAGTGGCGGTCGGCGATTGCATTCTTAGTCGCTGCGAACTCGATGCCGACGCGGTGAAGTTTTCTTACGATGATGGCAGCGGCAGATTAATAATCCGAGCCGACGCCGCGATGCTGGTATGGCGCGAATAACGACAACGCCGATTGCTGGCGCTCCGGTTCCGTACGTTCCATCACAATACAAAGGACGATGGAAATTCGATGTCAAAATGGACTGGGAGTTTGAACTTGAGCGTGAGGAGCAACGATTGAGAGGACTCAGGGGTCAGCTTGCCAATCGTCGCTCCAAAAACAAGCGCATCCGTCTCCTCGGTCGCATCACGTCCTGCGAGGCCGCCATCCTCGCCCTGAAACTGGCGCACTCGTGAATAAGGAAGACTTTATAGTGCATGTGACCTGCGGTTTGTGCGGAGGCCACGCGTTGGTTAATCCGGCTGGTGCGGCCAATCAACTGACTAAAGGCGGATATTTTGAACATCTTGACCCACGCGTGTGTGCTCGAAATATTCATGCCAAACAGAAGAAATTAAATGAGCCAAGGAAATAGTAACGGTTTCGTCCGCGTGATGCGGAGTCACGACTACAACCAGTTTGAAGTGTGCCTGCCGCTGCCTGAGCGCGGCCCTGGCTGGAAATCGGTTGACGACGTTCGCAAAGAAGCCGCGCGTCTCGTTGACAAGGCGGTTCACCAGTTTGACCAGCATAAGCGCGCGCTGGCCCTTGCGGAGAGGTTGAGCGGTGACGATGGTGCAAAACTCCAACAGGATTACGACGAGATTATGAAATATCCGCAAGACACCTGGACGCCTCGTCAGAAAGCCGTCGTCGCCTCCATGCGGCAAAAGGAGTGGCTGGAAGGTCGCCACAGCCATGAGTACGATTACGAGGACGAAGCACCCGAATTCGACGACACCGACGTTGCTTTCTGATGAACACCGACCCGCAACTGGAAATCCACCTGCCGGACGAGGAGCGGTTTCAACAATTGACGATTACTGGATGTCAATGCGGTTTCCCAGCAAGACTGCACATGAGGAAAGCGCCTCACGGTAAAAAAAGGTATCGTATCGAATGCGGTGTCGCCCACAGATTCGACTATGACCGCGAGAGTCATTTCAAACATTCCGACCCAACGCCGTGGATGTCGTGCTCGCAAGACGCCATCCGTCACTGGAAGCTAGTCGCGGTTCTCAGCAGGGTATGAGCGAGACTCACGCGCAAGCAATGGCCCGGATGCGTCGCCGCGATTTCATTTGTCGCTGCGGCTGGTCGCTATTTTACGAACACAAGGACGGTCAGGTTCGCGTAGCGTGTTCGGCAATGACGCTGCACCCCAAGGAAATCCACGACGAGCCGACCGCTTGGTGTGAATCACGCGAGGCTTCTGACCAGCTTTGGCGCGTGACAGCCATTATGCAGGGGCAGTAAAAACCCCGCCAAGTCTCTCGACCGGACGGGGGTGAAACCAACCGAATGAAAAGTTACGCTGTGACCTGAACCTCAACGGAATTCGGACTCTCGCCCGCGGAATTGACCGCGCTGACTTCGTAGAACAGGACGGTTCCCGGAGCCAGGCCGGTGGCATCGGTGGCGGTGACCGGACCGGTTGCGGGATCAGCGATGGTGGCGACCGTGGATTCGGTGCCGGAGGTGAGGCCGCGCTTCAAGTTATAGGAGCTGGCGCCCGGAACAGCCGGGAACGAGAAAGCGATGATCCCGGAGCCCTGGGCGGTGGCGAGAACACCAGTCGGGGCGGCGGGAATGGCGGGGGCAACCGGTGGCGCGGTGGCGGCATTCAACTGGCCGACGATGCCGGTCAATTGCTGGACGATGCCGTTGACGGTCACGGTGATGGGAACGAGTTGGGCATCGGTCGCTCCACCGGTGGCGGGGGCGGGATTGATTTCCGGCAACGCAATGGCGATGGCGGCGGCGAGGGAATTGGTGCCGGTCGTCAACGCGGTGACGGCGGCTTGGAGGTCGGTTAAAGCGGACATAAATTCGTGAAATTGTTTTTCGTCTATTTTGATTGAGAACATTTGAACGAGCTTCACGCTAGACCGTTTTGGACGCGCTGGCAAGAGGGGTGTTCACCTGAGACAGGAATCCCCCTGCCGGAATCTTTCACCAGCAAGGGGAGTGGGTTAAGTGACTCAGACTACAAGATTACTCTGTCGCGGCCATTCTAAAGCCGCGCCGCCGCTTTATCAAATCGTTTCAGCCACCGTTTCAATTTGAGCCGCGTCAACCGCTTCTCCTGGTAGTTGGCGATCCACCGTTTGACCTTGGGCTGGTTCTCAGGCTTGCGTCGCCAAACGTCCTCGATTTTCCTCTGGGCGAGTTTCGCGGACTCGCGCGACGGATGCCGGCGGTAAGGGCGGATGCCCCGACCGCCATCAGCGGGAAACCTCGCTCCGATCTTCTCCCAATGCTCCCGCGTGAAACCGGGCACCTCGAAGAAACCGCGCGGAGCGTCGTGACCGGTCATTTTGGTTTGAATGTTTTGGCAATCCACGATGCCAGGGATGGAGGGATTTTGGCGATTTCGGCGCTGGCTTGCTTGCGGGCTGATGATTTGAAAGCGTGCTGACGCGGACCGATGTTATCGCCCATGCGCTCTCCGTTTGGAGTAAATCCTTTGCTCCCTTCATTGCCACAATCCCGCGTGGTAAACCGCGCGCCTTTTCCGGGGTCAGTCCGGCGCCCTTCTTCCGATGCAACTTTGTATCCTGCGGCATCCGTGAAGCTGACTCCTTTGTTTCGACCGGGAACACCCGTCACGTTTTTGCCGCGTTGCTCGTGGTCAGACCAATCCATGCCGGGAAGTTTAACCCCGTCGCGCAGCGCAACCCTTGCATCTCCATGCTTGGCTTTTAGTTCGGCGGCGCAAATCATCCCATATTTCAGAATTTTTTTGTGTGGTATCGGCATCAAAGCCGGCACGTCACCCCAAAGGTAGAAGCTGCCAAAGTTCCACCGCGCTTTGCCAACCCATCTTTGCGCCCCACGCACGTTCTCCACCACCATCGGCACGTAATGACCTGCCGCCGCGGAGACTTCTCGCTGAATGCGAAAGCACTGGTTGAATAAATCCGTGAGGCGCTTTTGCTCGGCTGGGTCTGCGAGGATTTTACGCATTTTATCTTTTGCCTTTGACCACGGCATCGCCATATAGGAAAACTCCTGACAGGGCGGGGAGGCAACGATGCAGGCCGGGGCGCCGTAAGTTTTGACCAGTTCCGCGCCGTTGATCGAACGGATGTCGCGCAGGACCAGTTCGCATCCTTCCGGTTTCACCTTCCCGAAGTTGGCGCACTGATCTTCAATGTCAAACCCCACCACGCGGTATCCAGTTTCAGCGAATGCCGAACCCCAGCCAAACAATCCGCAAAATAAATCGAAAAGTAACGGCTTCATCCCCTCACCTGCCGCCATTTGACCGCCAGACGCTCCTGTTCCCTGAAATCATGGACCACCTTGAAACCGTCCTGCTGATGCAGGGCGCGGGGCCTGCCGCACTGCGCACAGTTGAAATCGTTGGGGCCGCCCGAAAACTCGTGCGACTCGGACGGACTCGCCAGCAGCCTGCTCCCGGTGATGTTGTGGTGTTTGAAGCTCATAAATTGGGTCGCACCCATTTCAAGCCGCCTGCTTCCGGTGCAGCGCCAGATGGCACGGTCGGCACAGCCACAGGACTTCCAGCGGTTTCGTGTAATCGGGGTGGTGCATCTGGCTCTTTGGATTCCCGCATGGGCACGGCTGCCGCAGCAACTTTCCCCGGCGCACATAGACCTTCGCGTAACTCCTCGCGTTGTTCCTGATTCTCTGCGCCGGACTCGGCGGGTGTGTTTTCCGCCATTCCCGCATGTGCCTCGCATGGCAGACCAGACACCAATTTCCCGACGCCCGACGCAGCCTTCCGCAACTGCAAGTTGTCTTGTTCATGTGGTATTCCTTGTGAAACAATCGGCACCAAAAACGCCACCTGCATGTCGAGGGCGCGCAACTCCTCCAACGCCGCCGTCCTGAGTTTTTGACGAATCCAGGACGACGTGGACAGCCCACCCACCTTGGCGGCCTTCTCAAATGCCGCCTTCTCCTCCTCGCTCAAACGAATCAAAATCTGCGCTTCTCTTGCCATATTGCGCAGTATCGCGTAGTGATATACAAAGTCAAGCTTATAGACGCAAATTGTATATCTGAATGAAAGCCATTCTCTACGGCGGCAAATCCCACGGTTCAATCCTCCACGGCGTCCCGGACAACCTCCGCACCGTGACGGAGCGTGACCAGGATTACGCGTACCACGAATTCCTTTTCAACACCAACGTCGCCATCTTCAAAACCGGTAAGGCCAAACCCAAGGCCGACACCCTCGCCGAATGGTCCCGACTTCTCTCCGATCCCGCCGCCTTCAAAGGCTCCCCGCGACTCACCGGCAAGCGTCCTTTGCTGAAGCACGAACCCGAAAACCCACACCTCCACGGCGACAAATACGTCCGCGACTGCTTCAAAAATAAAGTTTGACACACCGCTATCACGTAGCGTATCTGTTCCAAAGTGTGTTGGCTTGATTCAATTTTATGCTCGTCCCGGCCTCACCGCCGAATCCTTTCCCAACACACAGGGGCGAGCGCCCTTTCCCTCCGACGATCCCAGCGCGTTCCGGCTCGCAATAACCGGCTAGGACTCCAAGAGCCATTGTTCGCTTGGTCAATCCGAATAACCCCCGTCGGAACCTCCAAAGGGCGTGTACCACGCAACCCGATACCGTCGAGACACCACTCGGCGTGCAGGTGAATTCCTGGTTGCAACTTTGAGCATCGAAACCGAGTCAAAGCGCCTTCTATTAAGGGGTTCACTGTGTACACGAAAAACCTCCGTAAAATGCCTTTAAACACGCCGGAACCGTGAAAACTTTCCAGAAAATGATCTCTATCCGAAGCCGGGTTCTCACCCCTCCCACCCTCCCTCATGGCCCCCACTGGGTCGGGGGTGCCGGGACGGGTCGCCCGGTCAAAAGAGATTCCTTTGATGGCAGCCGTAGCAGGGGGAGTGCTGATTACCTTGAGGGGGGGCTTGGCAGGCTGTCAAGCTTATTGTGTCGTGGGCGTCTCAGCTTCGCTCGCTTTCGCGTGGTGAGATTCGGTTCCACCCTCACCCCCTTCGGGCTTCGCTGCGCTCACCGACATAGTGGTGGTTTTTTTTGCTGCGCGTTCCTGGGGGTCGGACAAGGCGCTCTTGGAACGGGACGCGCGGACCTTGGGAGCAACGTCAACCGGCTTTGGCTTGGGCTGCATGCGAATCTCGCGCTTGAGACGTTCGAGCTCAAGCCATGCACGAGCAAGGGAAGCGAGGGGAACACCCTGCATCTTCGGGTTGTTGGCAGATTCGCGCAGCAAGTCTTGTATTTCAGTGGCTTGAGAATAGGCCATTGATTTTCGGGGTCTGGTCTTTGGGCTGGGTTCTGGTAGTGGCAGCATGGCAGCAATCACAGCGCAACGTATAGACCGCAAGCGTCAGACTTTGCAAGGGTATAAGCGTGTGGCAATAAAGTCGCACGTGAAGTTGAAAGGACAAAGTTATGCTGATTCAAATGGAAATGGTGTGTGAGTTCATGCCGAAGCGGTGGCTGGCGGTGTCGTGGTACAGCCGGGTTACAGCGAGCGGTGGGGACAAGGCGGTGCAGTCGTACGAGGGCTGGTTGCGGTGGTGTGAGGGGCTGGGGAATGGGGGTGCGGTGTGAGCAATTTCGCATTTCAGCCGGAACGGCAGGGTTATACGAGTCTGAGCGCGACTCTCGAATGGTTCGAGGACCATGACGGCGGTCAATTTGAGTATGACACGATACAGGACGCGCTGGCTGGGGCGGAAATATGCGCCAAAACTACCAATCGCCGGATGTTGATAATTCAGCGGATAAACGCGACGAACACCAATAAGCGCGGCTGTGGCTGGGTTTATCCTTCTGGGACGTATGAGGAGGGTGTATGAGTCACCACGAAGCGCATTGCCGGTGTTCGACGTGCGGTTGGACGTTCACAGTGCACCAGGTGCCGACGGATGAGGTTTACAGCGGGGCGGTGGGTTTCGAGGAGGTGATTGCGCCATGAGCATTCCTAAAGAGGCAATCAAGGTGTTGCAGCCGACGGCTTACGAGCCGTATGTCCGCTATGAGTGGCTCTGTCCGCAATGCAATACGCGGACCTGCGGCGATGCGCGGAAGGATTCAATATTCGAGATTCGCCATGATCCGCTGTGCGTTTACTGCCGCGTGAAAAATGGCGAGTTTGTTTTTGATGGCGGGTCGTTCAAACGCGTAAAGCAGATTCCGCTGTCGAGCATCACGGAGCCTGGTGATTGGAAGGATTGAACTATGAAAAGCAAACCTGTGGCGGGAACGCCTTACGTGATTGGCCGAAACTATCTGATTCGGACACTCACGTTTTACTACACCGGGCATTTGGTGGCCGTCCACTCTGGCGAGTTAGTGATTACGTCCGCTTCATGGATTCCAGACAGTGGGCGGTTTGGCGACTTTGTGAACACTGGCGTGCCGGCTGAATGCGAGCCTTTTCCTGATGCGGCACAGGTTGTCGTGAATCGTGCGGCGATTGTGGATGTTATGCCATGGATTCACGATTTACCGAGGACACAAAAATGATCGCGCCGTTTCTTTTGGAGGAAACGTCGCGGTCGGGGTCGTGGTCGGGGTCGTGGTCGCGGTCGTGGTCGGGGTCGTGGTCGCGGTCGTGGTCGCGGTCGGGGTCGCGGTCGGGGTCGGGGTCGTGGTCGGGGTCGCGGTCGGGGTCGTGGTCGCGGTCGTGGTCGCGGTCGGGGTCGCGGTCGGGGTCGGGGTCGTGGTCGGGGTCGCGGTCGGGGGGTTGCCACGAACCAATGGTCGTGGCCTTGGTTTCGGCGAAGCATCACGAATTGAATGGTTGATAATCGAGCGTGGCCGTCCTGCGGGGCGGTCCCTCTCGTTCATCAAAACGGTGGGCGTATAGAAAGGCTGATAAATGAAATTGACAAATGACGGTTTGGGTAGGGTGCGGCGGCTGGTCACACTGGCAAAGGCTGCGGACCTGGTGACAATTCAAGGCAGGCGCGCTATTCGTTTGGCGGCTGAGGATGTGGAACGCGTGTTGTTTCCGGTCAAGCGGCTGGCGCGGTTGAACCGGGATGAGGCGCGGACGTACAGCGATGCGTTTGAGCTTTACCTTAACAATGTGAGGCGTGATTCCGGTCGGGCTGACCGCTACGCCTGGCGGCAGTGTGTCGCGTCGTATCCGCGTCTTGCGGCATTTGAGGGGGCGAAGCCGTGAGCGGCCATGCTGGTTTCGCTCGCGGTGAATCGCGGCAGGATTTCGAGACCCCTGCGGATTTCATGGGGGCGGTGGTCAAGCGGTTCGGCGTGATGACGTGTGATTTGGCTGCAACTGAGGCGAACACCAAGGCGCAAATCTGGTACGGGCCGGATTCTCGGATGTTGACGGAAATGGATTCGCTCCAAGTTGACTGGCATCGTCAACGCGGCAACCTGTGGCTCAATCCACCGTTTGCGAATATCGAGCCGTGGGCGGCGAAGTGCGCGAAAGAGTCCAGTTACGGTGCGCGCATTTTTCTTCTGACACCTGCGTCGGTCGGCAGCAATTGGTTTCAGAACAATGTGTTTGGGAAAGCGCGGGTTTTCTTCCTTAATGGCCGCCTTACATTTGTAGGTTGTGAGTACGCTTATCCAAAAGACTGCATCCTAAGCGTGTTTGAGCCTTTGCTATCGGAGACGCTGGGCGGTCCTGGCTTTGAATGCTGGAACTGGCGCGAATGATATTCGACACCCGGGGCAAGCGTCATGGCCCGCCTCAGTAGTCGGCAATCAATTCCGGTTGTCGTAATGAAAGGACAAATGAAACCTGAGAAGTTAAATGACCAGCAAGTTGCGACTTGTTGGAGTCTGATTGCGTCGGCGCTGGCGCATCTTCGGATCAAAAAAGTGAACGGTCGGCTTGTTGATGCTGGCGACGTGCCAGGATTCGACAAGTGGGCAATTTCCGACAAGGGCAAGGCGTACATGAAACCGTATTTGGATGGCCGCGACGTTCAGGGCCTGCCGCAACCTGTTTCGCTTGTCTTCCGCGAATTGCTGCAATTGCCGCGCGTCGTGCCGTTCAAACGCAAAGGAAAACCGCACTTGGGATTCACCACGAAACCTTCAAAACAGCAATTGGCATATGCGTTGCAGAAAGGCTGGCTGTGAGGATCAACGAATTCGTGGACCTGATGGTCAAGGCGCTGCCAAAGCGCAAGCGCATCCTGGCGGTGGGCAAGCCTGGTGTGGGCAAGACTCAGGGTGCGAAAACTGCGGCGGCGCGATTGGGGATGGAATTCATCGGCATTTGCTGCCCGTTGCAGTCGCCGGTGAAGATTGGCGGGTATCCTCGGCCGCCGGAAAGCATCGGGGGCGATGCAACGCACTGCCTGTTTGACGGGATTGCGCTGGCGTTCAAGGCGACGAAGCCGACCCTGCTGTTCTGGGATGACCTGGGGATGGCCGGCGGCGAGACGTTGAAAGCGCTGGTCGAGATGATCCAGTTTGGGAAGGTGGACAATCGTTACCTGCCGGACTGCGTCGTGCAATGCGGGGCGACTAACGACGTGGGTCATGGCGCCGATGTGCAAGGGCTCATCGAGCCGCTTAAAACGCGGTGGCATACGATTATCAACATCGAGACCAATGTGGATGACGTGGTCGGCTACGGTCTCGCGAATGGCTGGCCGTCGGATTTGTGCGCGTTTCTCCGCAATGCGCCCGACGCGCTCCATGACTGGAAACCGTCCAAGTCAATGAGTATAGACGGCGCGTGTCCGCGCGGTTGGGAATACGTGGCCGGTTGGATCAACGATGGGTTTGACGACGCGGAAGTCATTGCGGGTTGCATCGGCAAGGGCCGGGCGACGCAATACTTGGCGTTTCGCGAGTTGATTAACGACTTGCCGGATATTGACCAAGTGTTGCTTGATCCCGAGAGGGCCGCGGTGCCGTCGAATCCATCCGCCAAGTGGCTGATTGCAATGGCGCTGGCAAGTCGCATCACTGCGGCAAACTTCGGCGCCGCGGTCAAATACCTGACAAGGATTGACGCGATGTTTCGCGCGTTCAGCATCCGCGATGCGTTCCGGGCGGAAGCGACGCGGCGACAGGACAAGACGTTGCCGAAAGGCTGGGTGGCGCTGTCCAGTTCGCGGGACTTCACAGCGTGGGCCGTGAGTTCGGACGGCAAGGACGTGATGAGCGCGGCGAGTTGAAAGGAAAATTATGAATCGAGACGAAAAACATTTGCGGGCTTGGACCATAGCCTTAGTGCGGGAATCCACGGTGAATGGTTTTGGGCGCCATGTTGCATCAAACCCGCGTTTTATCCGGTTTGTTTTTTATAATCCCGTCGCTCGCGAAGCGATGCGCGCCCTTTGTTACGACGAAACCGAGCATCCCTTGGTCAAAATTATTAGAAGAGCGCGTGCTGATGCGATTCTTGTCCCTCAAACGGCTGCTCTGAATTCCAGTCGAACGGCTGGATTTGACTGTTGCATCTGATATTCGACACCCGGACGGAAGCATCACGTTTCCGCCCGGTAGTCGGCAATCACGCCGAATTGAAAGGACAAAATGACTGACTCACGACAAAAACGCTTGGACAAGGCGCAACTGCGCACGCTTTTTCAGGTGCCATTCTTTGCGCCGGGCGTCGCCAAGCTGCCAGTGGAATTCCTGCCGGAAGTGGAATGGGAAGCCAGGTTTGCTTCGCCCGGTCAAAAGGCGACGGCGTGTACGGACGGTGAAACCCTGTATTGGTGCGCGGAATGGTTTGACACCCTGCCCGATCAAGTCCTGGTCACGTTGCTGTGCCATGAGGTCGCGCATTGCCTCTTGGGCCATTTGTGGCGGCTGCCTCCACCCGGCGGCGATGCTCAAGTCGCCAATCAAGCGGCGGACCATGCGGTCAACCTGATGCTGAAAGAGTTTTCGGCCACGGTAACGGCGAAGCGGTTGGCCGACCCATTTCCGTTCCCCGACGATGCGCCCGGTCTGGCCGATCCGCAATATGCCGGGATGAGCGAGGAAGCCATTTACGCGAAACTGATGGCGCAAGCTCGTCCCTCGTCGCCTAACGGCAAGCCGCAATCCGGTCAAGGCGGTGGCAAAGGGGGTAAATCCGGGTCTAATCACCCTAGCGGTGGTAAAAACTCTCCTACGGGCAACGTAGGCTCAGGAAACGCTAGGCAGAATTTGCCTAGTTTCGGTCAATTCAAGCCTAAACCAAGTGCGCAAGCTGCCCAAAAGAAGCTCAAGAGCGATTGGGAAGGCACATTGATACAGTCCGTCGCGGCGATGAAAGGGCGCGGTGATCTGCCGGCGTCAATGGAACGCCTGGTCAATGCACTGGTGTCGCCGTCGGTGGATTGGTGGTCGGTGCTGCGGTCCTGGTTGCGCGAGCAATGCGCCGACGATTGGAACTTTCTGGCGCCCGCGATGGAATACTCCGGCTCAGGCTTTATCCTGCCCTCGCTCAAGTCGGAAAAGATGGGGCCGGTGATTTTCGCGACGGATACGTCGGGCAGTATTGATGCCGAGATGCTGGCTCGGTTTCAGACTGAGAAGCAGGCGTGCCTGGATGAAATGCGGCCGAAAACCCTGCTGGACGTGTATTGCGACGCGAAAATTCAGGCGGTGCGCGATTACGTGGTCGGTGACGACATCAAGCGGGACTGCCTGGGCGGCGGTGGCACGTCGTTTGTGCCGGTTTGGAAGGAAATTGAAAAGCGCGGCATTTCGCCGAAGTGTCTCGTTTATCTCACGGATCTGGATGGGGACTTTGGTGAGGACCCTGGTTTCCCTGTTCTCTGGATAACTTGGACAAAGGACGGTAAAGCGCCGTTCGGACAGGTGATTTATGCAGGTAAATGAAATTGAGGTTGTAGCCTCTGCCGGTGGCGGTTTTGTAATTCGCAGGCGATGCGGTTCATGGTCGAATGATTCCAATAAAAATGGCGTATTTGAGTATCTGAACGGCTCTGGAATTCGTAGCAACGATTGGACTCTCCATTCGTTCGGCGAAAAATATGCCACCGTCTGGAAAACTAGAAAATCAGCCCTTGCTGAGTATATACGGAGAGTTTTGACGGCCTAAGCATCACCTTCAACCAAGTGTGAGGGGCAATAACGTCTCTCCAATGAAAGGACAAAATGCAAAAATACAAACTGGCCGAAAGGGCCATATTAATGAGAATGAGCGCCGGTCTTCCTGGTAAAAACAGGACGGACAAGGCGCTGTCGGCGTCGGTCAAAGCGGATCATGGCCTGGGCGTGAAGTCTGGCCGGTGGATTAAAACCAAGTATCCCGACTGGGCGCTTGAGCCGTTGGAAAAGCTGGTCACGGAAGCGCGCGCCTATCACGCGGCGGTCACGCTGCCCTTTGACAATGGCATCGGCATTCTGCCGGCGGCGCTGATCAAGGAGTATGGCGACAAGATGCGGCAGTTCAAGGGCCAGTTTGAAAATCTGGTGCAAAGCCATTTTGTGCCGAAGTATCCCGAGATGATCGACTGGGCCAAAGCGGAACATAACGGCACGTTTGATGCGTCGGATTATCCGGCGGTTGAAAGTCTGCTGGAAGCGTTCTACTTCAAAACTGAGCCGTTGCCCGTTCCGGATGCCGGGCATTTCACTGGGACGATGTCGTCGTTGCTGGGCGTGGATGCTGAGGGCGTCAATATTCGCGTGGCCGATGCCATGACGGAAGCGCAGCGCGAGCTTATGCGACGGATGATCGAGCCGGTGTCCGCGATGGCGGCCAAGCTGGCGGAAGCGCCGAAAGCGGGCAAGGAGGACATCTGCTTCCGTGATTCGCTGATCGGCAACGTCCAGCAAATTGCGGAGATGGTTCCAAAGCTGAACATCTGCGGGGACGCTGCCCTGGATGCGTTCGCGGCGGAAATGCTGGCGCTGACTCGGTACACGCCGTCAGTCCTGCGCGATGACAAGGCGACAAGGTCGGAAGCGGCGAAGCTGGCCGATGCGCTGACGAAACGGTTGAGTGGGTATCAATTCTGATTATGAATGAATTCCTAATCTTATTGGATTGCCTCGTCATAAGTTATTTGTGCCAAACTTGGCTCAACGACTTTTGGCGAGATAACTACTGAAAGGTTGCGGCTCACGCTCTGAAAGGGGCGTGGGCTGCTTTTGAATTTATGGAAACTGCCTATTTTACTTTCGGACAGATTCACGTCCACTCGGTCAATGGGAAGACGTTTGACAAAGATTGCGTCGTCAAGATTACTGCGGAGGACGCGCGTCAAACCATGTTCGACACTTTTGGCCGCAAGTGGGCGATGCAATACGACGACGTGCCCGACTTGCGTCATTTTCCGCGCGGAGTAATCGAGCTATGAAACCATTCCAAAGCGAACTGCCTGTAGTTGGCCCGGTCTATAACCTATCCGTCCAGCAAGCGCCGGATATGAATGACCGTTCCAACTGGCGGCGGAAGATTACGACGGCGATTGAATCCTGCCCTGGGTTCATCGGCGCGGACATTCCTCAGACAGTCAACTCGCCCGGCAAAGTTGTGATCGAGCCGGGCCTGGTGGTGGACGCGATGAAGTTTTTGAAACGTCGGTTCCAAGTGGCGGAAAATCTTGACCTATCACGCAGCGGCGGTTTGTGCATAGACATCCGTCCGCGCAATCGTCGTTCGGGCGTCAAGCGTCAGAAGTTCCTAGGTAAACGCGGTGAGCAATTTGAGTTCAGTTTATGAGAGGTAGGAAGCGTAATCCTCCGAAGTGGTCAGAATGGCCGTGGACGATTCACGTCTGCGATGATCGCATTGACTGGCTCGCCATGAAACTTTTGAAGGTGCAAAGCCCGAAGCGCCGGGCACGTTACGAGCGTCAAATGCTGTTCGCTCGCGGCCAGAAAATGGCGAAGACGCTTACAATATGAATTTAAGCCTCGTGGCAGAAGTTATTGCAGATGGCGACGATAGACTGTCGGCTGGTACCGGCTGGCAGGAACGTATGTGTGTGAAATCCGTATCGCCGGATATGAGTGGTGAGAGTCCATTCCGAGGCACCAGTTTATGACCATCCAAGATTACGAATCCCTGAGACGCGCGCGGCCTGATTTGGTTTTGCCGTCCTATCCAGAATTGACACGCTCGGCGCGAAAGCGGCTGAGAAAGCTCGGCACGCGCCAGGAGTTAATCGCTCGGGCAACGGCAATTATACTGCGGCATGACGCCCCCTTTGCTTGGGGCGGTCTGCGCATCCGACACTTTATGAAAGCGACAAATGGTAAATAACAATCTGACCCGGCGCATCGTCTTGCGTGAGATGAGGCCTTTTGTCCGGCCCAAAGCGCCGGGTCTTTTGGAAGCGATAAGTATATGACAGAAGAAATCGAAGCGGCTCACGACCAGCGCGAGGTCAACAAGGTCGTTCGGGTGTTGAACGGCAAGCGGCTGAAATACACCGTTCACATTCTGATGAAGGACGGCACCGAGAAGCAATGCCAGACGGATAAAGTTCCATCTACCGCCTATGACGACAGTTCGCGGACTACTCTGATAGTCTGCGCGGTCGGCGGCGATGACTACTTGAAGTTTCCCATTTGCAGATTTGACGACGTGGATATGATTCAAGTCGAAGTCAACGAAGAATAAACCTCAACCATCAACCTGAAAGAAGTCTATATGAGTGAACAAAATAAAGTGTCCCTATTCAACGAAGGCGGCGGCGTGGCATTGGCTGCGCAAAGCGACGCTGCGGCTGTAGCCCGGGCAACTCAGGAAATTCAAGCGGCCTTGACCATCGCGCAGCGTTTCCCGCGCGACGAGGTCCGCATCAAGTCCCGAATCCTGGAAGCGTGCAAGCGCAAGGAGTTGGCCGAAGAAGCGGAGTACGAGTACTCGAGAGGCGGCACGCGCATCACCGGGCCGACAGTGGACCTGTTGCGCGCCATCGCCAATCGGTGGGGCAACATCCGGTATGGCTGGACCGAGGTCGAACGTCGCGACGGTCAAAGTCTGGTGCGCTGCTTCGCCTGGGACATGCAATCCAACGGCCAGGCTGAAAGGACTTTCTCCATCAAGCACTGGCGGGACACTCAGGCGGGCGGCTACGAGTTGAAAGATGAGCGCGATATTTACGAACTGCTCGCCAACATGGCCGCGCGTCGTGTGCGGGCCTGCCTCGAAGAAGTCATTGATTCCGACATCGTCACGGCTGCGATTGACCAGTGCCGGGAGACGCTAAAGACTGGCGAAAAAACTCCGCTCGCGGATCGTGCGGTGCAAATGGTGGGCGCATTCAAGGAAATCGGCGTCACGCAGGAAATGATCGAGGCGCGGTTGCAAAACAATCTGGCCAGCGTTTCTGAAAATCAACTGGCGACACTTCGCCGCATCTTCAAGGCGCTCAAGGATGGGGTTGGTAAACGCGAGGATTATTTCAAACCGGAAACCTCCAAGCCAAACTTTGACAAAGCGCCTGAGAAATCACCGGCCGAAAAAGCTGAGGCTGCGGCCGGACTCGCTCCCGATCCAAACACTGCCGCGACGGAAGCGCCAAAGGCAAACGGCTTCAATCCCGTCAAAGCTCTCCGCAATCTGGCGAAGATGGCCAAAGTCACCGAGGGCGAAGTGCTGGACTTCCTTTCCGAGACGGGTTCAACCGACGGCTCGGTCAGCACGTTCGAGGAGTTGGCCTTGTATCAGGATGGCGCCGTCATCAAATCCGCGTGCGACAACTCGCCCGGCATCGCGGAGCAACTCAAGGCGGCGAAAGGGGGTGACAAGTGAATACCATTTGGAAATGTCAACTGGATTTGGTCGCTTCGCAGACAATCGAAATGCCTGCCGGTGCGAAGATTCTCAGTGTTCAGGACCAGACCGGTGTCATTTGTCTGTGGGCGCGCGTCTGGACTGAGGCCAAAGAGAAAGAGCTTCGGACGTTCATCATTGTCGGCACTGGACGCGAGTTTCCGCCGTCGTCAAGGCCGCCGGAATACATTGCCAGCGTGCAACAGGACGGTTTCGTCTGGCACATCTTCGAGCAAGTTGGAAAGGAGGTAGCATGATCACCGATCCAATCCGCAAAGGGTTCACCAGCGCCAGCAACGCGGCTGCCGATGCCTTGTGCGCCGGTCGCCACGTCGCCCAACGCGGCATTCCTGAGAAGCTTTCCGACGATGCGGAGGGCGGCAAGGACATCCACGACGCATTACGCGACAGCGACGATTCCAAGTTGACCGTCGCGCAGAAGGATATATACGCGTCCTGCAAATCCATCGAGGCCAAACTCGTCGCGGCCGTATTCGGCGAGAAAGCCCCGGTTGTCGCGTTCCGCGAGCAACGGTACTGGGGCAAGGTTATGATTCCCGGCGGCAGGGAGCTTCGGGAACTTGAGCATTCCGGCCAAGCCGATGTCGTCTATCGCTCCGGCGTTCGCGCGCTGGTGATTGATTACAAGACGTTGCAGGGTGATGTCGAGGACTCGCCCAAGAATCTGCAATTGCGCGATCTGGCCTGTCTCGCCAAAGGTCACTTCGTCGTCGTCTCGG